ACTCCGATCATGCTGTATCCCCTGTCAGTTCCTGTGGCGAGTAGGTCCAGCATCTCAGTACCAGTTGACCAGGTTGGTGGCAGTGGTCCCGGTTGCCTTGACGCGGGTAACCCGGATTGGCAGTACCTCGCCGTTGTAGACGGTGTAGGTGACATCGGAGCCACCACCGGCAGGGGTAACCACAAGGCTGCCACCCACTCCCACGCGGATGGCCCGAGAGGTGAAAGCCAGGTCGGTGGAATCACTGGGAGTGATTGCCACTTGGTTATCTGCTGGTCCTGTAAGTCCTTCCATCATCCCGGCCTGTTGGTCAATTGCCATTTTAGTATTCCTCCACAATTGCAATCACATCAGCCTGTTTGGATGATGTCATGGTTGCCAGGCACCCAGCCTTCAAAATGAAGCCATTTTTCAAAGGCAAAATTGTCCTGTTGTTCAAATCCCTGGGAAGGCCAGGTACAAGGCTGGAACCAAGAATGTCAACCGTTGCTGCTGCCCCATCCGTGCCGCTTGCTGCTGGAATCCTGACAGTACCAAGAAGATAATCAGCGGAACCATCATTGACCACAAGCTTCAGGTTGACTGCTGCCGTATCGGTGGAAGTTGCCGTGATAGACTTGACCACACAGTCATTTGAACCGGAAGTGTAAAGAGTTTTCAGGGTGGTTGTGTCTGAACTGGTTAGGGAAATCCCCTTCAGTTCAATTTCTTGGGTGAAGTTCAGGTTGGTTGACTTTGCCACAATTTGCCCCCTTTGTTTCTAATTTTTGCTGTTTACTTGGCCAACTGTTCCAGAACCTTCTTCAGAACCCATTCAATGACCAGGCTGGCAATCACACCAACCAATGGGCCACCCGCGTTGTCGGTCACTGCGCCCTGATCCTGCTTTTCCTCCAGGATGGATTCCAGCAGTGTGGCAGCGGTTTCATCAGACAGTTCAGCCTTGGGGATGTCTGCCGCTGGTTGTTTGGGTGCCACATACTGAAACGCAAAGGCTGCCAAGGTAAAGGCTGCCCTGGCTGTCAGGTCATCCCATTGGCGTTTGCCTCGGGCAAATTCCACCAGGATTCCAATGGAAACCGTGGGCAGGCTGGTTGGCAGGTCAATTGGGTCAATCATTGTTTTTCCCCTTTCCGCTGTGAATCATGTCCAGTTTGGTTTCGATCCGTTGGGTGACCTGCTTGGTTTGTTCCAGCAGGTCAATGCTGCGTTTGTGAACTTCTGGTAAACCGTCAAAGTAGGTGGTCAGGCTTTTTATCAACGGTTCCAGGAAGGTGGTGGCAATCCAGCCAGCACCCTTCCAGACCATGACCAGCAGGGCCAGGGAAAACACGATGGGAAACCCGTAGTAGGACAAAAGCCTTTCAACCATTGTCATTTCTGGGTTCATCACGCCACCTTCTGGAACTTGCTGGGGAATCCCTGGAACTTGCTGAAGGCCCATGAATCCTTGGCCTGAAGCATTCGTTCAGCCACATCAGCATCAACCATGAAACCTGACACGGGGGCATCAGGTGTGACGGTTGGCCCAGTGTGGGCATTCGGTCCCCAGCTATTCACGCAGAACAGCCCTGGCCTTTTGCCTGTTCGCCGGTAACCAATGAACGCCATGCAATGCGCCCAGCTTCCTGAAGGGGTGGCAAACCCTTCTGAATCCCTGCGTATACGGAAACCACGGTTGGAACAGACACTGATTCCCATGCCGTTGGCCAGTGCCAGGCAGGCATCATCAAAGGATGTGACCAGGGTGATATCCTGGACGGGATTTTTCTTGGCAAGGGTTTCCAGTTCAGCAGGGACACCAGATGCCCCATACTGTCGGCAGCGTGTTTCTGAATAGGTGGTCAGGTCATAGCTACCATAGATGCCCCGGGGCAGCACACCCCATTGGTTCACGAATTTTGCAGCCCAGGCACCAACGGAACCATCACCACGGAATGGGACGCGTCCCCCATTCACTTCGTATCTGCTGCCACCATAAATGACTTCCTGACATGGCATCAGGACTTCTTCCGGGTCACCACCTACCACTTCTGCGCACTGGGTGTACAGGATGGCGTTTGCCGTTCCAAAGCTGACACATGACCCAACGGATTTTTGATCGACCACAGGCCACTGGCTGCCTGTGGCCAGCTTGTACAAATCCCATCCCCAGACCTGTTCCGGGATTTGGTCCAGGTCGGTGTGCTTCCCTGCGGGTGTTTCACCAAAGGACTGAAACGGCAGGGTGGACACCACAGCTTCCACTTGGGCTGGTTCATCCACCCAGCCCATGGTGTAGCTGCGTTCAAAATCCTGGTCTAGTGTTTCCGATTGGTCAGACATCTTTTCAGCCTTTTGACAATGCCTTCAGGATGCCGCTGATTCTGTTGGACAGACTGGCTGCCTTGGCACCCAAGCCCCCCGGGAAAACCGCGTTCAGGTCGGTTCCCAAGGTGGCTTCCAGTTCTTCGTTCAGCCTTTGGCGCAATGTCAGCAGGGATGTTCCAGGGATGCCAGCTTCCTGGCTGGCCTGGCGCATGGCCAGATTCCAGCCCCCCAAGTTGGCTGCCTTGCTGGCCAGGGCTGCCCCTTTGCCATAGACCTGGGAAAGCTTTTCCAGGTTTCCCTTCATCCCGGGTTCTTGAAGTCCCCCCAGGATGGATTTGCAAGCCTGAAACAGTTCGTCCTTGGTGAAGTCATCCGGGTTGGGGGCAGGTCCTGGGCCAGGTCCTGGTTCTGGTGGCGGTGTAGGTTTCACACCGTCGGCAACCGTGATGGTGAACAGGATGGGTTCCCAGGTGTCGCCAGTTTGGGTGTATGCCAGAACCTTGTATTTTCCAGCCTGGGTGGGAACCAGAACCAGGTTCCCCTGGTCATTCAGCAAATTGGGTGGAACCTGGGTCAGCCCACCAGCCACCAGGAACCATTTGACTGGTTTGGTGGCTTTGGGCTTCACCACCAGCAATTCACCAACCCTGGCCTGTTGGTCAGGGATTTCCGGTGCCTGCAAAAGGACCAGGCTGGAAAAAATCAAACTGAACATGGACACCCCCACGGTATCCATTCAGCTTAAGTTTCAGGCTGGATTCATCTGCCAAGACACCACCACAACAAACATGTGGTGATGGCAATCAGGACCATCAGAAAAATGATCCTGGATTTGAAACTGGAAAACCAAGGTGGTTTTTCACGGATGACAATGACTTGGCCTTTTTGGGATTTGGCCACCTTCCAAGGAATTCTGGAAAGTTCCAGATATTCTTCCCTGTCAAATTCCTTGGCCCATGCCTTCCATTCTTCAAACTGGTCCAGAAGTTCCCTGTATTCTTTCCCGCCTTTGAATCTGGACCTAGCAAAACTTCTCAGGAACATCTGGTCAGCAAATTCTTTGCCTGTCAAATGGTTGGGCAACCCGTCCACATCTGGGGTGCAGTCACAAAAGACAGCCAATCTTTCGCATGTTTTGCATCTTGATCCAGCCATCCTGGCATTTTCCACCATGCCAGAATGGGTGGCAATCAAAATATTTCAGTTTCTTAGTTGTTCAAAATCATGGGCGAATTGACTTCAACCACATAATCACCAGCGGAAATGGAAATGGCTTGGCCAAAGTCAACGAACAAAACCAGTTCATCTGAACTGGCTGACCCGCCGCGAGACTTGTAAACCACTGCGCCGTTTGCCGAAAATGTGGCTGAAGTCCAGGTGACGGAAGCAAAAGTTATGGGAAAATTGTTGCTGGTGGTGTCGATGGAACCAACAGTGGGTGTGACCGTTTTCCCGCCCGATGTGTAACCAGTCCCAGAAATTTCACCCGTGATGTCTGAACGCTTGCTGTGATTCTTTGATGGTGTGTAAGTCCCATCGACCAGCAACAGTTTGAAGGTGTCACTGGAAAAATTGATGTTGCCCAGAATGGAATCACGCAGGCACGATGTGTAGGTGATGCTTGCCATTAGACTTCTTCGTACCTTTCACATTCCCGGCAGACCTGTAGACCGTCCCCCTGGTCAACATTGGTTCTGCACCGCCCAAATATTTCGCAACCATAAACCCATTTATCAGGGCAGTTGCAATCTGCCCGGTCAATGGGAATGGCTGATTGATGAATGCAGGGAAGTTCCAGCCTGGGTGATGACATCGGGTTGGGTGTCAGGAATGGGGCAACAGCCTGTGTGAATGTGATGGTGTATGTGGCTACAGGGGTAAGTGAAGCGTAAGCTGTTTTAACCACAGTGCCTTTCATGGTCAGGGAAAATGGTGAACAGGTGTGACTGACATATTCCAGGAATGCGCTTCCATAGCTGGATGAAAGATTGTCTGGATAGCCCAGCATCAGCAAAGCGTTGTATCTTTCAGGAAATAAAGAAGTCCCAGAATTGCAACCGCAAAAATACTGATAAAGCCAAAGCGATATGCCAATGTAAGGTGATGAAGGCAGCTTATAAAACAAGTAGCCATTTACAGTGCCAAGTGGTCCTGAATTTGTTCCGCTGCATGATGCCAATTTTGTTATATGTTCCACCCTGTCACAATTGCCACTTTCAAAAGTCAAGTCCCCAATGAATGTCGGGCCAGACGGCAGGCAATAACCTGCCAGGGTGTTGGGGCTGATTGGTGTGAATTCGATGGTGGCAGCCAGATAAACCTGTTGCGTGTTGTCAATTGCCCCGGGGCACAGGCCACCTGTGGAAAATAATGGTGCCAGATAACCTGACGGACAAGGTGAACAACAGCCACAGGGCTGGGAAGTGACGGTTTGGGTTGAAGAAGTTGCTGTGACCGTTGCCCCTGCCGGGGTGGTGGTCGTGTTGATTGGTGATGTGGGTGGTGCAACAGTTGTGGTTGTGCCTGCCATTAGGTGACCGTCCCACCTGGAATGGTCAATGTCTTCTTGGTTTGCACCAGGCTGGAACCTGAACAGGCCACATTGGTGACAACTTCCACCGTCACAATTCCTGCCCCTATGGTTTCCACCCCATAGATTGGCTTTGAATTAGTGGTAAACCATAAAAAATTGCAGTAATAGAATGCGCCAACCGTCAGTGTCTTTCCGTTGACTTCCTTGACCAGGACCTGTGCGTCATAGGACCATTGGCCAGAACCCTGATTGACCTGCGCCCGAACTCCGTTGTAAACCCCTGCGGTTGCAGTGGCTGAAAGAACCTTGCACCAGGAATGAAAAGTTGCCGCTGCCTTGCCTGGGATGCCGGGAAGCTGCCCGTCAATCGGTTGGCCTTCATAGTCACGGACAACAGCGGAAATTCTTTCCACCGCGTCCCAGTCAAAGGTGAACCCTTGTCCTGCCATGTTTCACCTAAAGGGGTGTTGGCCAGCTTGTTTCAGGATAGACCGTGAATTCACGATAGGTTGGTGTTGGTGGAACCACCCCCCCACCAGCATCCAGCGTGGGTGGCAGGTATCTGCCCGCTGCGTCCAGGTCCATGGGAATGACAATCTTTGGGTCCTGGGGTGCCATGATTCCATAGATGCCAGTACCGTTGCCGTTTGCGTCCTTCAGTTCCATCCATGCCCTGTTTCCACTGTTGCGCAGGGTCACCCGCCAATGTGGCCTGTAGGTGAAGTTCAGTGTCCACCTGTAATAGGAAACCTGTTCATAAACCCGTTGCGCTGAAAAGTTTTCCAGCCTTAGTTCCCTGGCTGAATAGCTGACACCATCGATGACCACGGTGTTGGAATTCAGGGTCTGAAGCCTGTTCACCCAGACCTGGTCAGGGGTGGTCAGTGAGTTCAGACCCACTGTGATTTGAAGTGCCATGATGTCCCTGGACGGTTGGTCCTGGAACGGGTCACCAGCACTGTTCCTGATTTTCCTGATGAATGCTTGACCTGGTGCTGTGTACGGTTCTTCGTCAATTGGGATGGTGGTGATTTTCACCGTTGCGTAACTGTAATCTTTTGGCCTGGAAAGGGGATTGACCACCCTGTCCGCTGGTGGGTATCCCTGCTGTTGGGAATCCACAGCAGGGTTTCCGGTTTTGGTGGAACCACCAACACTGCCACCTTCACCACCAGCCAAAGCCACTGGGGCATCTATGGAATACGCATAGGTTGCCGTGACCGTCCAGACTTTTGGGTCTTCCGCGTTCCGTGTGGGAACCAGGCCCACGCAAAATGCGAATGGGTCTTCATTGTGCGCACTGTAGATAGATGGCAGGCTGGGGTGTGAACCGGCAAAGTATGGGCCAGCAGTGGCATCATCCACCACCACCTGAAAGGTTCTGGTGTATGTGCGGTTGAAGCTGGCATCAACGCTGCCAGTGGTTCCCGGGATTTCCCTGAATTCCACATAGGCTGGCATGTCAGTTCACTTCCCTTCCACCCCAGGATTTCAAAGCTGCAATCATTTCCGCTTTGCTGACTGTCCTGATTGTTTCCGGCTTCCTTCTGTCCCAGGGAAGCTTCATCCGCTTCAACACGCTGCCAGGGTCTTCACTGTTGGGGGCCATCATGGAATACACCCAGCCAGCCATTGACAGTGAATCAGTCCTGTATGGTCCCCATGGTTCCATGTTCAGCAGGCACAACCATTCAGCCAGTTCCCCTGCGCCCAGCGTTTCTTCCAGTTCCCTGACAGTCCTGCCCAAATGCCCTGCCAGTGAAAACAGGATGACCCGCTGGGGTGTCAGTTTTTTTCCAGTTCATCCTTGCTGATGATTCCTGACAGCCTGGAAGCCACTTCAATCAGGTGGTTCACGGTTTTGACTGTCAGGGAATTTCCCAGCATTTCTTCATCGCCATCCTGAAAAAGACGGTTGCCGTTTTCATCCAGCAGGACTTTGACCAGCATGGACAAAGGCTGAAACCCACCAGCCTGGGTCATGCCAAAGGCTTCCCCTGCTGAAAGTTCCCTGACCTGAACTGACCCGCCCAGTTCAGGAATTTCAGCCAGTTCCTTTTTCAGGCTGGCAAACGGTTTGAAACTTTCCCTGGTAATCATTTCCTACCCCTACCCCGGTCATTTCGGAATTGCAACCACCCCATTGGGCTGGGCTGGACGGTTGCCATTGATGGCACCAACCACCCTGTCAGCCCCGTCCTTGATTGCTGCCCTGATGTCATCCTGTTTTTTCAGCGATTGCCTGAAGCGTTCCATTTCGGAATCTTGTGCAATCCCCATCTGAAGCTGTGTCTGTTTCCAGTCAGCCATCCCGCCGCGTTCCATCAATGGTGCAAACACGCTGTCAGGACTTGGCTTGACCATGTCCATTTTTATTTCAGGTGCCTTCAACCCGCTGAATTCCAGAACCTTGGCTGGGTCAGCTTCCCGTCTGCCTGGAAACTTCAGGTTGTCCAAGGCATTGGCAGCCACACCCAGCCAGTTGTCAGCATTCTGGCCCATTTCCAGGGCTTTCAGCATGTCGGCAATCTGACCATTGCGCTGGCCTTTTTCCAGCATCACATTCAACCTGCGGTTGTATTCCTTGCGGTCAATGCCACCCAGAAATGTCCTGCCAAACCACCCAAAATTTTCCCCGGTCTGCATGGCCACCAGGTCTTGTGCCTGGGCATTCACCGTGGGGTTGGTCAGAAGGTAAGCATTGGTGGAAATCTTTGCCGCTTCCCTGGCACCAGCAACCAAAGCCTTGGCTGTTTCAACAGCCAGCTTGTAGGCATTTTCAAAAACAGATTGAATCCCGCTCAGTGGCCCATTCTGGTCCAGCAGTCCAAATGCCTGAAGTATTGCATTGATTCCATCCTGAACCCCCTGGATGAAGCCCATGATGGCTTCCCCCAGGTAATTCACGATGGGCTGTAGTTTTTGCCCGATGTAAACCATCAGGCTGTTCCAGGCTTCCTGGACATAGGCAATTGTGCCAGTGATGGAAGACCTGAAGGATTCAGACTGGACCAGTTCCAGCGGGTTGGCCCCGTTGTCAATCTGCTTCTGGAACCCAACCATTTCCACCTGACGGGCAGCTTCAATGGCTTGCCTGCCAACATCCACAAGTTTGTTCACCAACGCTGTGGCGGTGTCCGTGACTTTCTGGATGGAACCAGATAGGGTGTCCCACATCGCGTTCCCAAGGAACGAACCCAGGACATTGCCGTACCGTTTGTTTAGTTTGGCCAGCCCATCAGACAGGTCATCAACCTTTTTTCCCAGACGGTTGAAGCCTTTTTCAGCACCAGTGGCATCCATGCCAATCTGGATGTTCATGGTGCTGATGTTGGCTGCCATTGTTCCCCCGTCAGGAAGTTTGGGTCAGATGTTCCTGGTGTCAGTCAACCTGGAAGCTGACTTGGTAGGTCAGGACATTGTCATCAATGTTCACATCGGGATAGCTGATGGAACTGAAGTAACCCTCAAAAGACATGATGTTGGTGGAATCATCAAAAGAATCAGCCAGGTTCACTTCCAGTTTTTGACGGACTTTCCCTTCCAATGCTGTGCGCAACAGGGCAAATTGGTTGGTTGCAACAGGTTCATTGGTGAAGGTGAAAGTCAGGGTCAATGTCCCAAAATCAATCCGGCCAGGTCTGCGCCGTGTCCTGGTGTCGGAAAGGCTGGTGGTGTCACTGAATGACATGGTCCTTTGGTTGCCCGTGATGGAACGCAGGTCCACCAAATCAGTGCCAGCGGAAAAGGCTGACCCAGTCCATGTTTTCCATTTGATGACGGTTCCCTGACTGAACAGCGGGTCTGCCATGATTTTCCCCTGTCTATCGGTCTGTTACCACGAAGCCAATAACATCCAGCGTAACTTGCCTGATGGATTCATCTGCCCCATCCAGAATCACTTCAGCCACATCCCCTTGGGTGCCACTGCGCCACCATGCAACCTTTGGGTCAGCAACGGTTTTCCATCCATTTGCCGTTCTAATGTGGTTGGCCACCCAGTCCACCAAGGTTTCACATTCTGCCCTGGTTTTGGCAGTGATGACCAGGTTGACGGTTTCCAGGTGTCCCAACACCTTCCCGGATACTTCCGTCAACCTGTCCGAATTGGCCCCGGAATAAACTATGAACGGCAGGGAAACACCCGCTGGGGCAATTTCTGGGGACATGCCACCCGGGAAGTTCCCGCTGAACCCCGTGCGTCCAGTCAAATAAGTCCTGACAGCCTTGCCCAGCAGTGACATGGTCAGCCCCCCCGTCCAGCCTTGCGGGCTGAAACCTTTGCCATTTCCTTTTTCAGTTCCGTGGACAAGGCTGAACGCAGCAGGGCCAAGGTGGCAGCCCGCTTGGCTTCCCAGGTTTTCCCCAGAACCCGATACCCTTTGACCTTGCCGCGAGTCCTTCCACGGATTTTCAGGACATGCCCTTTTTCAATCAGGTGCAGATATCGCTTAGGGTCAATTTTTTGCAGGCGATTAACAAACGGATTCCAGACCACCATGGGCTTTTTGGTGGCACCAACCATGGCAATCACACGGTCAGCGGAAACAGTCTTCCAGATTGGGTTGACCCAGGCAGAACTATTCTTGGACAGCTTCCCGGCATCAAAGCCAGTGCCCCCAATCAGTTCACCTGTGTTGCGGTCATAGGCGTACCGCTTGGGCTTGGCCATGCTGACCTTGAAGTTGATGCTTTTTGACAGCATCCCGGTCCTGCCAATTTCACGAACCAGACCATGCTTCTTGAATCTGCCAGTGCCCAAAAGGTTCCTGTCCCTGATGATTTCCCGCAGGATGTCGCGGTCCTTTTCATTTTCAATCATGTGAGAAATCTGGTTCAGCGTGTATTCTTTGGGCTTCACCTTCTTCAACTTTTTCCTGGGTTTGGCTGACTTGGCCTTTTTGGTCTTCCGTTCCTTGGCCACCAGTTCCCCTGTGGTTCGCTTCCTGCGCCTGGGCTTGAACCCAACTTCCCGCAGGACTTCCCGGCCAAATGCCCTGGCATCATTGGCCACAACCTTCAGCAGCTTTTTGGATTGCCTGGAAATCTTCTTGGACCACTTGACAGCTTCCTTGGCCACAGGCTTTGCCAACCGCTTTGACTTTTTCTGAAGGATTGCCAGAAAGCGGTTTTTCTTGGGTTTGCGCTTCAGCCCTTTTTTCTCACCCACTTCATTCTGAATGGTGGTTCTGACAGCCATGACCAATGGCTTTGCCGCTGTGCGGGCTGCCCGTTTCAGGATGTTGTATTTGCCTTTTTTGAATGCCAGGATTTTCCCAATAACTTTTTCAGAACCTTCCAGGCTGGCCGTCAAGCCTTTGTCAAAGCTTGAAGAATCACGCTGAAACTGCATCAGACTACTTCCTCAGTGCAGGAAATAACCAGTAGGGTGTTCAACAGGTCCTGGTTTGTGATGCTGGAAACCTGAAAGACTTTGCTGCCATACAGGATGCGCCAGGTTTCGTTGATTCCTGCCAGCAGGCTGGACATCCTGGTCCTGACGGTGTGGGAATAGGTAACCTGCCCCTTGTCCACCACCAGGCCGGTGCCACCCCCGTTTCCTTCAATCTGCGCCCACTGGGTGGATTTGGTCACCCAGGAATTGGTGGGCTGCCCGTAGCTGTCCACGGTCACAGTGGGTGCCTGAATGATGATCCGTTGGCGCATTCTGCCTGCTGGAATCATCAGACATATTCCCCGGAATCATACAGGGACAAAATCGCTTCCACCGCATACGGGGCAGGCACCCCGGAATCAGGACCGGCAGCTTCCCTGGTGTTGTACCAGTGGCCAACCAGCAACAGGACAGCCTGCTTTAGTTGCTTGGGAACGCTGGTTCCGTCCTGGGAATAACCTGCCGTGAAATCAATGGTGACTGGGAACGGGTTCCAGGTTCCCAAAAGTGGCCACTGAACCGCACCCCACAGGGAAATCAGCGGTGGGTTTCCGTCCCTGGCCCGGAATTCTTCATCCGCTGGAACCCAGGTGTTTTGGATTTCAGCTTCATACCCTTGGATGAATTTGACCACTGGTCCAATTTTGTCATTGTCCGTGGAAGGTGACCCGCCCACAGTGGTTGGCCAGGGACTGGTGGAAGACAGAACCAGCGGTCTGCGTGGAAGTTCAATGTCACCAGCCGGGAAGGTTTCCAGGGTCCACCTGTACCTGGTCCAGGTCATGGTGACACCCGTGGACCGTTCCACATAATCGGACGCGGCTTCAATCAGGTTTTGAATCAGGCTGTCATCATCCGAATGGTCAACCCTGATGTGGGCTTTGGCCTGCGCCAGGGTGACGCAGAAGGAAGACGGTTCAACCAGTCGGGTCAAGGCGGGCATTTGTCAGCCTTTCTTTGACTTGGCCTTTGGCTTTTCCTCGGGCTGTTCAGATTCCAAGGGAACAGCAATGCCAGCGGCAATCAGTTCCTGTGCGTCCTGCTGGTTGGCGCAGTCAAACAGTTGGCCAGGTTCCCATGTCTGAACAGGGTTCACTAAACCTTGAACCAGTTTCACTTTCACTGACATTGCTTTCCCCTTGTAGAAAAGGGGCAGGCGGGTTTCCCCACCTGCCCCTGGTCATTTCAGGACAGGTCAAGGTTAGGCTTTATAAGCCAGAACCTTGATTGCAGCGGAGTTGATGACCTTGCTGTCCGTGCGGGCAAAAGCCACAAAGGCCGATTGACCGTACTCAAAGTACCGTTCATCGGAACGCAGGATGGTTACATCCAGGCCATCCCTAATCCAGAACTTGCTGAAGTCACCAAAGGCAATGCCCTTGGTGCCTGCGGTGGTTGCGGAACTGACATAGTTGTCAACCAGGACTGGATAACCCAACAGCATGTCAGGTTCACCATCCCGATAGGACTGGGTGAAGATGGGCTGGCCAGTGCTGTCCTTCAGCTTGCGCAGGGCAAGCAGGGTGGAATCAGACATGACGAAGGTTCCGTTCTCACGGTAGCTTCTATCAACACTGTGCAAAAGTCCAAGCAAGTCATCAACGGACACAGCACCAGCAGCAGCGGTGGTGATGCCTGCGCTGGCACCCGTTATGTACCCTTGCGGGGCACTGGTCCCGTTGCCGGTGGCAAAGCTTGCGCCTTGGGCTTTGGCAAGGCGGGTGCCCAACAGTTCACCCAGCAGGGCTGGCATGTTGACTGCGGTGTCCGCGAGAAGTTCCATGCTGGCCAAAACCATCCCGCTGGAATATTTGTACCCGCCCAGGGTCACCTTGCTGAAGGTGACATTCTTGACGGTTTCAGCGGTGTTCTCAGCCAGGATGGCCCCGGTGTTGCTGGTGTCATCAACCACGGGGACATCGATGGGGTTGGCACCAGTGGTGCGCACCACATTGGCCACTTCACGGACGGGGCACACATACAGCAGGTACTTTTCCACTTCCTGAATGAGGGTGGTGGGAACCGTGTAGCCACCCAGGTTGCCGGTTCCGGAAGCCTGCGGGTCAGTGATGGCACGAAGTTCAGCCTTGGGATTGCTGAACAGGTTGAAAGTCAAGGAACGCTGGTTCAGGTCAAAGCCCAGTTCCTTGGCAGCTTGCCGCTGCTGGTCGGACACTTGGCCAGTGGGCTGAAGTGCCCACCCACGGAGTGCCATGTCCATGTTCTTGGTGCGCCGTTTGTCGTTCAAATCCCGCACAAAGGCAGGGGCTTGGGCAGGCCGAACCACGGGTTGGGCAGGGGCAGCGGGGATGGGTGGCAGGTTCCTGACGGAAACTTCCACAGGCAAGCTGCGGTCCTGGGGCTGGGCTTCACCAGCAGCAACATCGTTGGCATTATCCATGGCAAGTTCTTCCTCAATTTTGGCCAGTCGGGCATCCAGGTTCTTCAGTTCAGTCACCAGCCCAGCCAGGATGGCAGACTGGTCAGCAGGCATGGTGTCACCCATGGCCGCGATTTCATCAGCCCTGGTCAGCATTGCGGAACGCTTTTCAACCAGGTCCTTGTGTTCAGCCTGAAGGCTGGACTTCTTATCAATCATTGAAAGTCCCCTTTGCACAAAAAGAAAAAAACTTGTTTCTAAATCCACGATAAGTTTCAGGCTGGATTCATCGCCTGCGCAGCTTGTACAGGTTGAATGCCAACAGTGCCCGGTTTGCGTCTTCCCTGGCCAAGCTGCGGATGGCAGCTTCCGTTTCGGTGTAGGCTGGGAATGTGACCACGCTGGTTTCCAGGACTTTCACGGAACGCAGAACACGCCTGCGCAGTCTGTCTTCACCTGGTGGCAACCATTCATCACCACCTTCATCCACCGTGAACCCAAAGGACATTTGGGAAATGTCCCCACGCTTCAGCAGGATGGCCAGGTCTTCCGCATAGCTGACACCCCGTGGGAGATCGCATTCAATGCGCAAGCCCACGGTGTCTTCCACCAGGCGCAGGGTTCCTGCTGACCGTCTGCCCAAAACTTTGCTGGTGTCGTGTTCAAACAGGCAGCGGACATCAGCCCCGGATTCCAGTGACCTGGTAAAAGCCCCGGGGGCAATGGATTCCCGGAAACCGCCCAAGTCTTCAGACAGGCTGTCAAACTTGGCAGCGTACCCAACCAGCGTGAAACCTTCACCGTTTTCAGTGACATCCAGCGGTGTGGCAATCTGCCGTTTTTCAATCAGCGGTTTCATTGGGAACCTGCCTGGTCAGATGGTGAATGCCTCGGCGGGGAATCAGTGCCCCGGGGTTGCTGGCCTTCCTGATAACCCCGGCTTGCTGGTTGCCATCCCAGCCTGACATGTCGCGAATGTCTTGCTGAGTGATGAACAGCGGTGGAAGCGGTTTTTGGGTTGCCCACCATGCCGGTGGTTCCAAGGCACCAACTGAACCGTCCCAAGGTTCGTCCGTCATCTGCGTTTCCGATTGGTGGATGGCTGGGCCTGCTGTTGCGCTGGTTCAGGCTGGGGCTGAACCGGGGCAGGCTTCACATCGATTGGGTCAAAAATGCCAGCAATGACTGACTGGTCAAGGAAAGGGAATGAAGCCAGGGCAATGGCTTTGGCTGATGCCAGGGGAATCATTCCCGTGGAAACCTGTGTGACAATTTCCAGCAGGCTTGCAATTTGTGCTCCGTTCAGTGCCGTGCTGGCCAAGTCGGTCTGTTGCGGTTGCTGCGTTTGATCCTGAACCTTACTGGCCACCACCTGGGGAAGGGTGTCCGGGGTAGGGGAATCAACCCCATCACCCAGGATGGTGGACAGTGATTCAGCGGTTGGATCGGAAACAGGTGCCCTGGCACCCGGGCTGCCCAGGTCTTCCGTCAACGGTTGCATGTTGACGGGGTGCATGTATTCATCACCTCCCGGGATTTCGTCCAAGTCCTCAAGTTGCCTGATATCGTTGGGTGACAGCCAGGACCAGTTGCGGGCAACGGCAAAATATTTTGCCCGTGTGATGGTGTCTGCCCGCAACAGGGCATTCACCTGGTGTTTCCAGTAATATTCACCCTGTTCAAACGGGTTCAGCAGTTTCTGGCTGGCCTGCTGTTCCCACCGCAACAGCCATGGTGTGATGCAGTTTTGCAGAAAACTGATGTTTTCCTGTTCCATGCTGGAATAGTTGGACCCTTCCAGGGAAAGCTTGCTGGGTGGAATTCCAAAAATCCGACAGACTTCCCTGACCTGGAAGTTCCGCTGTTCAATGGTCTGGGCATCGGCAGCGGCACCGGAAACCTGGGTCCAGGTCACACCTTCTTCCAGCACAGCGGTCCTGAAGCTGTTGCTGGTGCCCTTGTGCATGGCTTCCCAGTCTGCACGAAGTCTGGCCTTGGCTTCACTGGACAGCCTGCCTGGGTGGGTGATGATGCCACCAGGTCGGCAGCCATTCCTAAACATGGCCAGTGCGTATTCTTCGGCAGCCCGGGAAAGTGCCATGGACTGGCCACACAGTTCCAACAGACCCTTGCCCAGGAAATTGTTCAGGATGAACAGGCGGTTAGCCATGATGTAACGAATGGAACCGTCATCATCCCGGACACTGTAGACATCCATTCCGCCCTGTTGCTTGTCCGCTTCCAAAGTCACCTGACTGGTAACCAAGGGAATCAGGCCCAACAGGCGGTTATTGTCATCCCGGTTGATTTCCGCATAACCAACCCCGTAACAGATGGCTGAATAGGTCAGCAGTTCGCGTACCTGGAATTCGTTCTGCCAGGAATTGGGCTTTTTGAATGTGTCGGCAGCGGGGTGCCAACTTGCCTTCACCCTGTTTTTCCCATCATTCTTCTTCTGGTACAGGTCGAACGGCAGACCGGAAACCGTTTCTGAAATCAGCCTGACTGCTGCCAATACTGCCGGGATTCCAAGAAATGATTCATTGGTTGGACCGTTCCAGCCAATGTCAGTGAACAAGTTGTAGTCATTCAGCACCCTGACCCTGGACCGTTTGGCCCAAGGCAGGGCAATAGCTGAAACCAGACTTTGCAGCAAAGTGGCCATGGTTCCAGCTTAGATTCCAGCGTGGATTCATCAGACCACCAGCAGGCCATCCCCTTCATAACTTGACTGGCCATGGGATTCAGCCAGCCTGCCCCGGGCCAGTGCCATGATGGCACTGATGATTGGGTCAATCTTGTCACCTGACTTGGCCTTGTCCGGTTTGATGTTGTCAGCATGGTCCCTGGTAATCATCACATTGCCAAATGCCCAGCGGAAAACTGGGTTGGTTCTTATCCTGACTTTCCCGGAAAGAATCAGGGCTTCAAAATCCTTGGCAGCAGGGGAAAAGGCTGCATACCCCTGGCCAAATCCAACCATGGTCAAACCGTCAGCCTGTAGGGCATTGGCCAGGGCGGTTGCGTTCCAGCGGTCGGTGGCGCAGTCCACCACCCTGAACCGCTGGCACAGGCTGTCTATGTGTTTCTTGATTTGCCCATAGTCAATCACATCCCCTTCCGTGATGGTGATGTGCCTGGGTGCCCACTGGTCATAAACTGCCCGGTTTGCCCTGCGCCTTGTGCGCAGGCTTCCACGGGGTGCCCATGACCAGCAGTCAATCCAGAACAGACCGTCATGGAACCAGCAAGCTGACACACTGGTCAGGTCGGATGTACTGGACAGGTCCATGCCCAGCCAGCAATCCTGGCCTGACAGGTCGGGCCAGTCCGCGTCTTCCACAAAACTATCTTCCAGTTTCTGGGAACTGAACCACCTGGATTCACTGGTGACCCACTGGGACAGGAACAGTTGCCTGAATGCGATTTCCCGGGAAGGGTTTTCCTGGGCTTCAATGAACTTGGATTCCAGGTAGTCCATGGACACGGTCACCCCAAGGTTGGGGTTGGCCTTCTTCCAGACTTTCTTGTCTGTCCAGTCATCCGTTTCATCGGCACCAAACAGGATGGGCAGGAACTCGCGGTCCTTCACCACGCCTGACAGAACCTTTTTGGCATACACATGCTTTTCAAAACAGATGGAAGTCTTGTCAAACCCGCTGGTGGTACACAGGAAGGTGATAGGCTGGGACCGTGCGCCCATGCCTGTGGTTAATGCTTCATACAACAGGGGGGACTTTTGCACCCAGAATTCATCAAATATCAGCGTTGAAATGTTCCCACCATGGTTGGTGAAAGCATCGGCACTGACCACGGAATAGGTTCCACCATCCCTGGTTTCAATCACATCCCGTTTGACCTTGCACAGGCTGGACAGCACAGGGTCAGCCTTCACGATGTCGGCAACATTGTTGAATATCAGCCTGGCCTGGTCTTTCTTGCCAGCAGCGGAAATGACTTCAGCCCCAGGTTCGTTGTCAAACAAAAGTTGGAACAGGGCCAGCATCCCACCCAAGAAGCTTTTCCCGTTCTTTCTTCCCATCTCACAGTAAACTGTGCGGTATTGCCTGGTGCCATCAGGGTTCAGGGTGTCATACAACGGACGGATAATCCGTTCAATCTGCCATGGTTCAGGAAGAAACGGTTCACCACGCCACCTGCCCTTGGTGTGTTTCATGTACTTCCGACAGAACCGGATGACCCTGTCAGACGGTCTGGGGGCTGATGGGGCTGGTTCCTTCTTCTTCCTGCCCATCAATCATTTTCCAAATCAGCCAAGGCTTGGGCAAAACCCCCAACGGTGTCCTTGGCATGGACACCCCTTCCCTTCAGCGTTGCCTGTGCAGTGGCTGTCAGGCCAATTTTGCCCAGGCATGTCAGGTAAGTGGATTCAACCTTCAGAAGGTGTTCCAGGGCACAGTGAACCTTGGACCGTCCGCTTCCCATTTCATCGATCACATCTTCACCCAGCCTGATGGCAATGCGTTCCAGCATTTCAATTCGGGCCTTTTGCCTTGCTGCCTGAAGCAGTGGTTCCAACGGCACATGGTCTTCCAGGTGGTATTCCTTCACCTGGGCCAGCAGTTCCTGGTAGCAGGTCAACTGTTCAGGTGTCAGGTTTGCGTCAGGAACTTCAGGCAGACGGGGCTTGAAGTTTTTGAATTTCAGCTTGGGCATTTTGCACCTTCCTTGTAGATGTAATCCTGATATCAACCTATTGCATAGCTCAAAACTACTTGAATATATACGAAATACATGGCCTTATATACCAATAATTTGCGAAAAAATCCGGTGGATGCGCAGCCGGTCTTCCGTGAAA